CAAGAAATGGGAATTATTAGACGCCCCAACGAGAGAAACGATTACACCGGTCCAGCCGCTGCAAAGGAGGTGGGTATGGGACGCGCTCCTACTGGGTTTGAAGCTCCAAAAAGAACAGCACAGCTACCTGAAAACTTCAATAGCCAAAAGGTTGTCTCTCCTCAGGAAAAGAAACAGGGAAGTGATTTGGATGGTCAAACAAAGTCGTTCACAAATTATAATAACAATCGAACAACCAGCAGTCAGCCAGATTCCTTTCGGTCAGGGTTTAGTGGTGCTATTGGTGCGGTTGTTGCTCCCTTTCTGGATGCATTGAAACCTAATCGTCGTGACGAGATTTGTTCCAATATGCGTGTCTATGGAGACGCAGGAGCAAGCGTTGAGGCTGGGTATGTAAATAATCCCAAGGATACTACTCCGGTTACTATCCGCGAAACTACGTTACATTCGGTTGAGTTCAATGTAAATAATCAATCCTCACAGCAGTATGTGAATACATACACCCCTCCAGAAGAGACTAATCGCCAAACATCCAATTATGCAAGTTATGGAAATGTGGGTAATAATCAAGCGGGCGACATGAACTACAAGGCAGCATATAATCAAATTAACAACGATATTAAATCCCAGACAATTCACAATCGTCAAAATCAGGGAGGAACCCAAGTCTTTAATCAGCAAATGAACTTGTCAAACTTAAAACAGGACACAAGTTGCACGGATAATCGGGTGTTTGGTCCTGTTTCTAACATTACAAAACCAACGTCGCGTGCGACATTTGGTCAGTATTCTCCTCCTCAAGAATTGGACATGAGTTTAGAAACACAGCGCAACCAGCCTGACATACTTAATGCGTTCAAAAGCAACCCATATACACAAAGCCTTACCACTTCTGTATAATTTCCTTGATTTATTTAAAGAAATAGTATATTAAAAATACATTGTTTAGTATACTATGTGTGATGTTGATGAATATCATGTTGATATTCAAAAACGTCTAAAATATTTTCATAATGTAAGAAAAGTACCTAATATTATTTTTCACGGACCAAATGGTTCTGGAAAGCGTACTATAGTAAATTCTTTCATTCACTTAATTTACGAAAACAACAAAGAAAAGATCAAAAAGTTTGTGATGTATGTCGATTGTGCTTATGGAAAAGGTATTAAGTTTATAAGAGAAGAATTAAAGTTTTTCGCAAAGACACATATTCAATCCAACGGAGGAGATACGTTTAAAAGTGTAGTTCTTTTGAATGCAGATAAGTTGACAACCGACGCACAATCTGCTCTTCGCAGGTGCATTGAATTACACAATCATACAACGAGATTTTTTATCATTGTTGAAGACAAATACAAAATACTAAAACCGATACTTTCTCGGTTTTGTGAGATTTATGTCCATTGTCCATTTATACATGGAAAGTCTGTCAATCTGTATTCTCACAATCTTTCCAAGACGTTTCCCTTTAAAACAATAATTACACAGAGAGTAGAGTGGTTGAAAAAAGAAATCAAAAAGTGTAAAATAGACATCGTTGCAATTACAGACCTGTCACACAAGTTGTACGAGAAGGGGTATTCTGCTCTAGATATACTCGATTTACTTACAAACCATCGCGAAATGTTTGAACACCTAGGAGAATTAAAACTTCATGAATTAACTATGGGATTTAATAAAGTTAAACATGATATAAAAAACGAAAAGCTATTAATGTATTTTTTACTTCATTTTCTTCTTTTTAATCCAGACGTTTCCTTAGAAACTATATCATTTATATAAGTTTAAATCTAAAAAATAAATGTCGATAGTACTTTATACATGGATGATTTTAACGTTACGTCATTACACGAGTCTAAAAATGAATGGGGTGCTAGATTGCTGACTATTCTAACCCCCCTTGTTGTTGAAGGATTTACATCGATCTACGACGAGGCATTAACATTATGTAGAAACAACAACGAGTTGGATAAACATTTAATGACATTCCAGAACTTTATTAGCCGTATTCCAAAGTGGAATGCCTCTATCATCGAAACAGAACAAAAGAGAATTGTCGAGAAAAGTGCCTGCTCGTATTTAGAAGATTTGATTACTTGTGTTCATGTTATTCAATTGAAACTTTTGTCTGCCGTTCGAGTTGGAAGCAAGCAAAAAAAAATCGACATAAGTATTCCCAAGATTGAAGATTTTATTCATCGTGTTTACATCATCTCAGCGAGAAAGATCTACAAGAATGTTTATTTGTTCGAGAAAAACATACCACCTTTACAGGTACAGAAAAATAATAGAGAACTTGAACTTTTAGTACAAGAATCTATACTCAACTCTGTTAGAGAAAGCATACCTGTGGATGTTCTTTTGCGCACCTACCTTGACGAAACTATTGAAGAGGATGTGGAGATCAATATTCACGAAGAAGTTTTAGATCAACCGATTGAGGAAGAAACGCCAACTTCGAGATATCTAGACACAACAGCGACACTTTCCAGCGGACCGATCGATGAGACAATTACCGAACCCATCGAGAAGACAAGGTTAAGTTTTTCTAATTTGGACAAAACAAACACGTTAGAGAACGATGATTATGAGAAAGAAATATCAACTCCAGAACCAAAAGAGGTTAAATCATTGGAGGAGGATGTATCTGGTGACAAATTGGTTATTTCTAGCAGTGACGCGGTATCGCTGACACACACAGACGTTCATGATTTAGACCCACCGAGCATTGAGGTAATACCTGATTTATTGATTGATGACATTGAGGTTATTTAATTTAATTTAATTTAATGGTAATGTGCGTATTGTTCCAAAGATGATTTTCAAATATTATTGTAAAATGGATAAATACGCTGTATCGTTTTCCATATCCATTGTTTATTTTATTCTGAAATATGTAGAAACTCATGTGATTAAAAAAGATCCAGTACCGCTGAAAAAAATGATGCGTGAAACGATTATTGTTTTCATATCTACAATTCTTGGATTTTTCATTTTTGATCAATTGTCACCAATTATCAACGAAACCATCCAGCCAAGAGGAGGGGGGTCATCAGTTGCCTTTACCGATAACCCCACGTTTTAATACCATATTATTCGCTATTGTTGAAATAGTCTGAAATAATATGTTATCGTCCTGTCCATACCTTAACCAACGGCAACCGCGCGTATTTGTTGTTTTTCATGTATTGTTGATACGAATAGCCCCATTCTTGATATGTCCAAATATTCCCCAACAAAGAAGGTGTGTTGTATAGGGCAGGCGATTCTTTATAGAAAATAGCACCCATAATTCTCTCCAGACAACAACGATCTTCTCTTGTTAAAATAACAGGCAACAGGTTTGTAAGTCTGTATTTTGCTTGAATCTGTTGTAAAAACCCGAGAGAAATATAACTCTGTACACCGAAGCATCCGTACCATTTGTCTCCGGATCGAAATCCGAAATATTCCACGGGGTTAAAATCCATTTTATCTTTTACTAAATGAGCGTTCTCTAGATGTGTCGCAAGTTTTATACAATGTGTAATGTTTTCGCGGTAAGAAAAATGCCATAATGGCAGTACACAAGTACCCTTTAATTTTTCAAAATTAATTCTTCGCTGGAAAAAGCTACTATCGTGTAAAATAACAGCGCAAGGAAAAAATTCGTGTTTGAGTAAGTAAATATAAGGAAGCAATTCCCCTCGTTTCGGATAGATTGAATTGATGTAAAACACATTTTCGTATTCATAATCGTTCTTGATAAACGTCTTGTCGCTATTGTCGTCTATGATTACAATCTTTTTAACAGGATAAAATTTTCTGATCGATTGGACACATAAATTCCAGTACCTGTTTGTTTGCTCATTTGTTACATGTCTTGTTACGATAAATCCAAAAGTCATTTATTATTATTCGACTAAAAAAATATAAAATAATAAACATAAAACACATATCTATCTATGCATAAAGCAAAAGTCATATGTGTTGGTTACTCAAATAATCGACCAAACAAACGTTCTTTTAGAAATACGCATAAAAGTAACAATTTCCTTCTTACACACGCTGATGAAAGCTCTAGAGTGATTGTTTTTACACCTTCAACTAAAAATCCACAACTACACCAACATATGGGTCTTGGAGACGCAGGGGTATATATTAAACGAAGCGATGAAATGGAGGCGCTTTATATTTTACAACAATCAACAGACATCGAAATATCACGGACTGCTTCGATGGAGCTAGCAAAACGCATTCTCTGGACGACGCCACCTCCCTGCCTTTCTCCTCCAGCGGCGACCATACGACGAGATACCTGCTTTAATAACGATCGCTCTTTTTACATTTGCAGTTTTGGAGGATGTGGATCAAAGATGCTTCAGGCATACCTGTCTCATTTTGGAAATACACATCATATCCATAGCAGAAACCCACCGGTGAAACTAACTAGGGTCGGAACAAGCAGTCATCCAGAGTGGTTTAATGATATTCAGTTAGAGCCAATTATAGAAAAACAAATACCATGTAACCAGATTGAGAATATTAAGGTTATTTTTATATATCGTGATCCTATTTACGCTATTCATAGTAGAATTATTCCTAGAAATACGCATAGAATAAGTACCGATCATTTGGATAACATAAGCTCTGACCACTGGAACATCGAAAGTGTTGTGGGAAACATGATGGATTTATGGAAACTGGAGGATTTCTTTGACAATTATACCATCAAGAACCCAGAGAGAAACTATTCTATCCACTGCATCAATTATGATAAATTTTGGAACAATATTCCAATGTTCAATAAGTTGGTTGGGTTGCCTGATATACCAGATTTCTACCCTGTTAAAAAAGAAAGTGATCATGATTTTGTCCATGCCAAAGAATTGAAGATGATTTATAGATCGCTTATCAATAAGATGAATACGTTTCCAGACATGTTTGTTGTATAATATAATGAATTTACATAGATAAATGCATTATATACCATTTCGAATTTAGTATGGTTACATCGATTTTATAGTCTTCGCTTTTAAGTTTTGTCATTTATGACTGATGTTCGTAAAGTTAGTCCATAAATTGAATATTGGCTTTATATCCTCTACAAAATTAGAAGTACCAATCTTAGCTACTGAATGAACTATAACTTTGTCGAAGTTTATTTAGACATATATATATAATGGTAGCATTTATTGTAGCAACATTAGCACCAATAGTAAATTCAATTCAATTCAATTAATTCCCCAATTATACAAAACTTATATAACAAAAAGCGTAAAGGATTTATCATTATATTCTTTATCACTCATTTTGATAACTAACTTGCTTTGGTTGCTACACGGGTATTTTATAACTGATATTTCACTAATTGTAGCAGGTCTAGTTAGTATGATAATAAATGTATCACTATTAATATTATATTTTATTTATAGAAAAAATGGGGGTTTTACAAGGATTTTTACACATTTGAACATTTAAAACGCCGAATTAATTATCATTTCTAGTAATAGGCACACCATTAACTTCTACAAATCTATTATTACCATTTTTTATATTTATGATATTGTCATCCGGAGTGACTTTAAATAAGTTATTTATTTTTAAATAATCATATATTGGTTTATATTCTGTTCCCAAGTTATTATTATTTTCAGATTTATCATTTAATGTAAATATAAAAGTGTTTTGTTTAATTTTTTTATAAAACATACTTTTATCTTGTCCAGGAATAACGAATATCAATAAAAATTCTAATAAAGGAAACTTATCTTCTATTGCTTTTATAAAAGAATTTGCTAATTTTATTTCATCATTATAATCGTGTGTACTAATAGTCCTAATAAAAATAATTTTATTATTTGTTTCTTTTAACAAATTATTAAATCTATTAATTCTTCTATTAAAATCATCTATAATTTCAGAGTTTCTTAAATCGTGATGATAAAATCCAAAATATTTTCCTCTATAACTTTTATTGTTATAGATATAATTTTTAATAATATCTAACTCTATTTTTTTAGGAAAAAAATTATCAAAATTTTTTTCTATACAATTAATTACCCCTTCAAAAGTAGATCTAATATGATCAAAAGGATACGCTTCATTATACAAATTATTTGCTCTTAATGATGTAGTTGTTCCACACCATCCACCGATTGAAATAAATTTCATTGATATGTATATATATATTATAATTTTTACAAAAATTTAATTTCATTTCTAATAATATATTAATGCCTACTCATAAAAGCAGTGATTATAAATTATCCGCAGTTAAAACGATACTCTATACTTCAATATTATCGATATTGATAACGTATTCATTCTTTGGTATCTTTTCACGTTGAAAAGAAAATGCCTTGAACTCTGGTCTTTCAAGCTGTGCCAAGGGAGTATGTTTGTGAACACATCGCGCAATCATTTTGTACAACTTGAATTCTGGATATCGATCTGTTCCGTTGTTTTTGTATAATACATTAATTCCATTGTCATCAACACACCATTCAGCGATAATTCGTGTAATAGCATTACATTTTTTAAGATTTTGAATTTCAGACATATCGTCTATCAAATAGTCAAAGATTGAACATGCCAGTCTACATAGATCAAAGCTGAAATTGGGTTCGAGACGGGGTTTTTGCTCGTTGTAATAAGGCTCTATATTGTACTGGGTTGCTGCGTCGCCAGTAGAACTAAAGCTATCACTACATATAACCTTTCCATCATATTTGTATATAGCTCGCCCAAAATCAATTATTTTGAAAATTTTTCCAAATGTTGGCACACGATAGATTGTATTTTTGATTTGGTAAAATAGATACTTTTTTTTAGTTGAAACATACATAATATTATTCGTATGAAGGTCGTTGTGAGTAAAGGAAAATGCTTTTTGGTAGGTAATCAAAATCATGATAATTTGCATGAGAGCACTTAGCCATTTATCTTGTGTTAGCTCTTCATCCAAAATTAACTGATCAAGTGTGTTCTCACAAGCTTCCATACATATCATTTGAACAGGAAACTCGGGAAATGTGGCGAATATTTTTTCATCGTCACTCTCTTCACTTCTATCATCGTCGCTATCCTCAGTATCAGAAGATACATTATCACTATCTTCATCCTTGCTGTTTGTATGACTTGTTCTAGATGAACATGTGTCATCACTATTGGTATTGGTTCGTGAAAACTCTTTATTTGTGGGAAGTGAATTATGATCATTTATGTTTTCCGTAGTCAATGATAAGAAATCCATGCTGTTGTCAAGCTCACACAAATCAGCGTCTTCGGTGTCAGGCTCGCTAAAAACATCGCTGAACAGATCGTCATTGATGGGTTCTATTGTATCTGTTGCGATGCTTATTTCTGCGTCATGGCTTATTTTTAAAGCAGGTAGATTGCATCTACTTGTGCTGTCGTCAAAAAGTTCTGAATAGTTTTCGATTTCGAAAAGGCGGTTTTTGTGTTTGTTAAAATAATCAGACTTGATCAAGTATTCTAGATCGTCATATACGTTGATCTTGAACTTCTTTTTTATAGTTAAAAAAGAGCCGAAATATTTCACACCATGAATAAAATTAAATCTGCTACTCAATTGTCCTGTGAGAAATGAAAATACTCCATCAACATATGCACTATTATTTATATCAAGTAATTTTGCATGTACATCATCTGTTGTAGATGTCAGTTGAGGAAGTCTATATATTGTGTTGTCCTTTTCATATTTTCCAATCATGATTTTGACTGGGTCAATTAGTGGTGCAAATTTACAGAATACTCTCTCTTCCCTTGCTTTGTTATTTCGATTAACTATCGAACAGACGTATTCATTCTCATTGATCTTTTTTATAACCTTGTCAATATGGCTAGAGTGGTTTAAATTGATATTATTGTAGTTAGTATCGCTTAAATTAAAAAAGTTTTTGTAAATAGGCAAGTAGTTTTGTGTTTGGTTGCAATCGAACTTTTCTAAATTATCAAAGAAGGTTTGGTTCTTTCGTTTCTCATAATCCACGAATTGAGACATATAGTGGTTATTTAGAAAATGATCCATACTTCAACGCAAATGCTTGTAAATTATGACTATGAATGTTTGCGTTATTCTTTGTGGCAAATTTTGAAAGAGTTATATATGTCTCTCGAATTGAAAAAATTTAATATGAAACGGATCAGCTTTAAACCAAATGAAAATAAGGGACCTGTCGTGGTTCTCATTGGAAGACGTGACACAGGGAAAAGTTTTTTGGTGCGTGATCTTCTTTATTACCACCAAGATATTCCGATTGGAACAGTTATTTCTGGAACAGAAGAAGGAAATGGGTTTTATGGAAACATGGTGCCTAAATTATTCATTCATAATGAATATAGTAGCGCTATTATTGAAAATATTTTGAAAAGACAAAAACAAGTCTTAAAACAAATCAAAAAAGAGGTAGAAACGTACAAAAAAAGCACCATTGATCCAAGAGCATTTGTCATTCTTGATGATTGTCTCTACGATAATACTTGGGCTCGCGATAAAATGATGAGATTGTTATTTATGAATGGTCGTCACTGGAAGATCATGCTTGTTATTACAATGCAATATCCACTTGGTATCCCTCCTGCTCTCCGAACAAACATCGATTATGTATTTATATTAAGAGAGCCCTATATTGCAAATAGAAAACGCATATTTGAGAATTATGCAGGAATGTTTCCAACGTTTGAATCTTTTTGTCAAGTTATGGACCAGTGTACAGAGAACTATGAATGTTTGGTTATTGATAACAACGCGAAATCGAACAAACTACAGGATCAGGTCTTCTGGTATAAGGCAGATTCGCATAATAATTTTAGACTGGGGTCCAAGGAATTCTGGGAATTATCTAAAGATATGCATTCCGACGACGAAGATGAGAAATATGATCCAGGAAATGCAAAGAAAAAAGGACCGAAAATTAGCGTAAAAAAGAGCAAATGGTAATCAGCGTAACCTACGAAGATATCTATTCGATATATATTTTCGTAGGTTGAGAGTGGAAATGTTCAAAGGTATATAACAATTCCATAGACACATATTGAATAGTTATGTGAAAAAATATAAAAACATAATCAACAAATGATTATGAGTGACCAAGAAATATGGGAAAAAAATGCACGAGAAACACAGAGCGATATTTATGTTGGCTTAGAAGAAGATAAGATAAGTGAAAAAACAATACTTTTTTCGATTGGTCATAGATGCACATCAGCATCCTTGATAAAGCATCTCAATCTCAAGTTCGAATCTTATCCATTCGACTGGGTCGTTTCAAAATTAGAAGTGATCATAGATTGCATTGAGACGGATTATCAACATTATCTCAATTCTGACAATTATAACGAAAAACAAAGCGAAACCTTCAACTTATCTGACGGCAAGAAACGCCATATATGTTTTGAAAATATCGTATACAACAACTATTACGAATCAGCTTTTCTTGAAAATTTTGATGGAAATGTTGAAAACAATTACGGCACGTATGGTATGATGCTTTCTTTAACACATCACGATATTCGAAACCAAGAAGGTCTGGCATACTTTCAACGATGTGTTCAACGATTTAAAAAAATGCTTGCTCTGCCAGGACAGAAGTTTTATTTGTACGTGCACCCCCTACTTGGAAATCAAGAATTTCAGCTTGATTCTGCACGTTTGATAAACTACTTTATAGAATTTGTAGATAAATTCAAGACCAAGTCTCCAAATCTGTTTGGTATCTTCTTTGTTGTTGTAAAAAACAACGATAAGAAATTTCAAATCGACAAGTTATTTGAAACGAAGGATGTTGTGATATTTGTTCTATATGTAAATGATAATTTAATCGATGGGGGCGGAGTATATGATGGTGATTTTTTCCAAGAACAACACAATATGTTGAATGCAATTCAAGATGTGATTAGATGTAAACAGGAAACATAGGAACTACTTCTTCAGGCAGTGTTCCCGAACATACTCAAGTATTTGTTTGTCTTCCTCGTATATATCTAGTTGCAATGCATCGTCAACTAGAAAAAAGCCTGTTTTGCAATGAACACGCATTTGTATATTTTCCATGTCAATAATTTGTCCTATAAAAAACCGACAACAATATTTATCCATTTGTGATTTTATAGGTAACAATGTTATTATTTCAATATTTACGTTGAGTTCTTCTTTCCATTCTCGATGCAAACATTGTTGTATACTTTCTCCTTGTTCTTGTTTTCCTCCCGGAAATTCCCATTTTCCAGGATCTGTTGTCAAGTCGCTTCGCTTTCCCATGAAAATACGATTATCTGTGCTCAGCATAATACCGCACGCAACATATATCGTGTCATTATTCATAGTGTATTATATACTATGAATAACTACTATTTATACCATTGGATCTTTTATATGAACACTTAAACAAATTGTTTCCAGGTAGATGTTTAGTCTGCCTTTTCTTTTCCGTCACTCGCCTCAATCTTGGGGGTAGCAAACGGACCACTTACGAGCTCGCTTTGTCCATTGTCACTCTTGCCCATTATAATGTTATCTCCCTCAAACAGCTCACTTCTAATATCCGCAGTTGAAATCTCCTCCCCGCCTCCTTCAAGTAGGCTCTTCTCCTGGGTATTCGCAACACCAACACCAATCAAGTTACCCTCTTTGTCGATGGTTTGTGTAAGTGTGTTTCCAGACTTCTCTGCCTTCTCGATGTTGTCCTCCATTGCTTGTTGTTTGGTTTCCTTGATACGCTTATCGAATGCC